TAAATGCTTTAGGACAAGAAACTGCAGTTGAAAATATTGGAAATGATGTTAATGCTTTAGGTTTTAGAGCTGGAGTTAACAACGCTTTTAATAACGTAAATTTATTTGGAGCAACAGCACAAGCAGATGAAAATGGGCAAACTGTATTATCAAAAGATGGTACTATTATGGCTCGTATTTCAACTACTGATTTAACAGCAACAAGAAAATATAATTTACCCGATTCAAGTGGCACAATAGCTTTAACATCTGATATTCCATCATCAAGTGGAATACCTCACGCAACGGCAGCAGGGACTGATACATATACTGCAACAATTACAGGTGTTGCTGCTTATGCTGATGCTGATGCCTATTTAATTAGATTCACCAATGGTAATACAACAGGAGCAACTTTAAACATCAATTCTTTAGGGGCAAAAACTCTTTACAGAAACAACGATGGCGCTTTAATCGGTGGCGATATTATTAATGGCGGTGAAATGCTTTGTATTTACAATACTTCTTTAAACGGATTTCAAGTTATTGGAACTGCTCCAAATAGTTTGTTTGCTTATGTTACAAATGATGACTCTGTTACTTTAACTAAAGGAATGCCTGTTTATGCTTTTGGCGGAACAGGAGACAGAATGACTGTAAAGAGAGCGAATAATTCAGCAGATGCAACATCGGCTCAAACAGTTGGATTAGTATTATCGATATCTATTGCAGCTAATCAAAAGGGATTGATAATGATTCAAGGGTTATTGGATGGGTTAAGTATCCTTCCAACATCAACATGGGCTGATGGTGATGCTGTTTATCTTGGAGCAACAGCAGGAACAATTACAAATGTTAAACCTTATGCGCCTAATCATTTAGTTTATTTGGGAGTTGTTACAACAGCAAGTAATGGAAGTGCAGGTAGAATGTATGTAAGGGTGCAAAATGGTTATGAATTATCAGAAATACACGACATTGACTTAATAACTAATGCGCCAACTAACAATCAAGTTTTAACTTATGAAAGTTCAACTGACCTTTGGAAAAATAAATCACTTGGAACAATTTTAGGATATACACCTTATAGAAATGTTCAAACTTCGCAAACTGTTCACACCGGAACAACTGCCGAAACAGTTTTGTTTACAGCAACAATTCCTGCGGGTGCTTTTAGTAGTAATGATGTTATAAAAGTATTGTTTGGAGCAAATAAAACAACTGCTTTAGGAACTTATAGTTTGAGAATAAGAGTAAACACTACAAACACCATATCTGGCGCACCAACAATAGCGTTATATAGTGGAACTGCAACAGCACAAGTGAATATAGTGATGCGTAATTTTAGTTTAAATGGTGGCAATTTATATGGTATTGGTGGTGGAAATTCTGCAATTACAGATATAGTAGCACTTGGTGGTGCTTTAGGTTCAACTACATTAAATCCGGCAAATCAATTTTATATTTTTGCAACTATTACTTTAAATAACGCTGGAGATAGTATAATCGGAAATATGTTATCAATATCAAATTAATATGAAAACAATAATAGAAATAGCAACTAATCAAGTTGTCGGAGCAACCTACTCAAATGAATGTTTAGAAACACAAGTTTTAATCGATGAACTTTTACAGGTTATAATGGTTAAACCTTATTTTAATTTTGACACGAGAGAGTTTTACGAAGGTGCAACACCTGCTGAAATTGAACAAGCATTCAAAGACAAAACTCCGGCAGAAGTACAATTGTGGCGATTGAGAACTATTTTAAATTTAATGAATTTAATAGCTACAATCGAGAGTGCATTAGACCAATTACCTGAACCAAATCAAACTGCTGCTAAAAATGTATGGAACTATGGCACAACAGTAGAGCGATATTCGCAAACTGTTTTATTTATTCAATCAGTTACACAAATGACTGATGACCAAGTTGACGAGATATTCCAACAAGCTGAAGCAATAGTAATATGAAACTATTTACAGACACTTTAACTGCAAACGGCAAATGGAGTCAAAAAAGATTGATGACATTTAGCTCTTTTTTTATTGCTTCTATTTATGCTTTTTTGCCATTAGTAGATAATAAGTTTGATGTTAAAGAATTTGTCTTTTTAGGTTTTTTAGGAGCGGGAGGATTTAGTTTATTTAGAACTCAAAAACAAAATGAGAATTTAAAATGAATAATGTACACGACATAAAAGTATTGATGGTAAATGGCTTTTTAATTAGTTTCAGTTTTTCTAATGTAGAGTTAGGATTAAAGATTTTTTCATTATTATTAGCCATTGGATATACTACAAGAAGATGGTGGTTAATGGAAAAAAATAAAAAAAATGAAACTGAATAAAGAAGGATACGACCTAATAAAATTATTTGAAGGATTAAGTCTTAAACCCTATTTATGTAGCGCAAAAGTGCCGACTATTGGATATGGGAATACCTTTTATGAGAATAACAAAAAAGTTTTAATGTCAGATCCACCAATTACAAAAGAACGAGCTGATGATTTACTAAAATTAAACGCTGATAGGTTTGCTCGTAAAGTGGTTAATTTAGTTAAAAAGCCAATTACTCAAAATCAACTAAACGCATTAACATCATTTGCCTACAATTTAGGTTCGGGAGCTTTGGCTTCTTCTACTTTATTAAAAAAGGTAAATGTAAACCCAAACGATATAACTATTAGAAATGAGTTTTTAAGATGGAATAAAGCCAATGGAGTTGCATTAAAAGGCTTAACTAATCGAAGAATAAAAGAAGCTGATTTATATTTTAATTCATAAAGTATTGTTATTCAATACTTTTTTTGTAGGTTTGAATAACCAAATTAAAAACTTATGAGCATAAAAGGCAATCAAAACGCTGCAACTTACAAAAAAGATATTGTATTGTCTTTTATAAATCAGTTCCCAAACGCAACTACAATGGCCATTTCTCGATTAATTTATAATGAGCATAAATTAGACTTTAGTTCACTTGATACCGTAAGAACAAACGTAAGAAGATATAGAGGCGAAAATGGCAAAAATAGTTCGCCTATTTCAAAAGCGGGAGTGCGTACTGAAACCCAAAAAAAACAATCTATGAGCAGAATAATAGACTTACCTGAAAGTGATTATGAAAAGTGCGAAGCCTTTATAATTCCAAAAGGACAAAATAATATTTTAATTTTAAGTGATATTCATTTCCCTTACCAGGACAATAAAGCACTTGAATTGGCAATTAATTACGGCCTTGAAAACAAAGTCAATACAATCTATTTAAATGGTGATATTGCTGACTTTTACCAATGTAGTCGATTTACAAAAGACAGACGATTGAGAGATATGGCGGGAGAGTTAGAAATGGTTAGAGGCTTTTTAAAAATGATGCAAGATTTATTTAAATGCCCTATCTATTATAAAATTGGAAATCACGAAAAAAGGTATGAGGATTATTTAATGATTAAAGCTCCGGAGTTATTGGGGATTGATGATTTTAAACTTGAACAACTTTTAAGATTTAGGGAGTTTGGTGTTACATTGGTTAAGGATAAGCAAATGGCAATGGCCGGAAAGCTTCCAATATTACATGGCCATGAATGGTTTGGGGGATTTGCTCCGCCTGTTAATCCTGCAAGGGGTTTATTTATGAAGGCTAAAGAGAGTGCAATCGTAGGTCATCACCATCGCACATCAGAGCATACTGAAAAGACTTTAAGCGGTGAAGTTACAACAACATGGTCAACAGGATGCCTTTGCGGTTTAGAGCCTGAATATGCGCCTTATAATAATTATAATCATGGGTTTGCACACGTTAAAGTTTTACAAGATGGAAACTATGAATTAAAGAATATACGAATAATCAATTATAAAATTGTGTAATATGGCTGATATAGCAAAATGCAAAGATTTGCTTTGCCCATCAAAAGAGTACTGTTATAGGTTTACTGCTCCGGAAGGAATGTATCAATATTATCAAAATTTCAATAGAGAGGATGATGAATATAATTGTATTAAATTTTGGCCTAATGGAAAGGAGTCAAACAAGTGTAAACTTAATGGAGTTAAAAGAGATGGTGAAATATGCAATTTAGACTATTGCACGTATCCAAAATGCGTTCAAGATACGTATTGTCCTAAATGCCATAAAGTAGATGGAGAACACAAGATGAGCTGTTCAACACGTAAAATACAAATCAATTTATAAGATGTATATTATTTTATACAAAAAGCATATAAAATGTATATTATAACCAACATTTTGTCCCAAATATACACTAAATTAGAGACGAAATATAACTATTCGTTTAAAGATAAACCCTAATTTTTAGGGTTTTAATTGATACAAAAGGTAATGATATGAAAATAACACTTGAAATAAATGACGAATCACTTGTATTGGATTTACATAATGATAATACAATTTGGGAACTTATTCCTAAATTAAAAATATTACTTACTTTTTGTGGATATAGTCAAGATTTAATTAACCAAATAATAGAAGAACACGAATGACAACAAGCGAAAACCAAAACGGAAATAACATTTTACTATTAGCCATTGTATTGGCCTTATTAGGCGCTATATTTTTGACTTCTTGCGGATCACGAAAGGTGGCAAAGTCAGAAACGAAAGAACAAGAGCAAAAAACTGAAAAAATTACTCTCGAAACTGAAACGAGAGTAACAGACAACACTAAAATAATTGATACTTCAACAACTGATGAAATAGAGATATGTCCGGTATCTGATTCATTACCTATGGTTATAAATGGAATAACGTACAAAAACGCTAAAATAAAGCGTTCAAAAAAGAAAAACAATATAAGTATCGCAAAAGATGTAAAAGTCCAACACAACGCACAAAAAAGCGATTTAAAGGTGGTTAAATCCAACAGGATAATTGAAGTAAAACAAACAGAACGAAAAGAGTCTTATTGGTGGCTTCTTTGGTTCTTGCTTTTAATACCGATTTATTATCTTTGGCGAAAATATAAAATATTTGTATAAGGATTACTTAAACAAAACCACATAAAGCTGAAATTAAAGATTGTAATTCATCAATATATTTCATTTCTCTAATAAAAATTGAATCTTTATCACAGTTAAATTCTGATTGTCGAATAATAATACTTATTTCTTCATTTGGCTCAAAAAATACTTCTATTTCATCTAAATAACCTAAAACATTATTTTTAAAAATTTTGTATGTATAATCAGAATGTTTTATAAATCCTATTTTTAAAACATTATCCTCTGTAATAAGAGGTTTATTTTTTTCTTTTATTGTCATAAATTAAACATTTTTGTTTACATTTGAAGCTTCATAATAATTTGGTTTAAGTTGATTACCCCTTCACGCAAAATGGAAGGGGTTTTTTTTATTTAATCCTGTCAAACAATTCATCCAACATTAACTCATCAGCAGTAGTATCAATTTTTAATATGTTCTTATTTGCAATGATTGATATTAAATACTTATGGCAGTTCTGCTTTGCTTTGTCGTTTTGTGCTGTTCCTTTGCGATAAAGTTTAAAATCTGCATAGTGGCAAATTAAATTTTTATAATCTTCTTTAGTCTGTTCGTAAGCTAAAAAATGCTCTTTTGATAATAGGTAGTTCATAGTTATGGTTTTAGTAGTTCAACTTTATTAAATTTGTCTTTCTTTACAATATATCCAAGTGCTTCATAAAGTTTTAGATACCGGTAAACTGTTCTATTACTTACACACAAATATCGTTCTATTGTGTAAAAATTTCTAGGCTTCTCCTGGAGATATTCCATAAGCCTAATGCATCTGTACATTTTGTGCTGATTCATAGTTAATAAAGGCTAAAAGTTGAGTTATTTAATTCAATAGTAACATTGTTATCTAAAAAGTCTAAAACAGTTCCTTTAAACTCATAGACTTTGCCTGACTGATCCAACATTAAAAATTTAATATCGTTCTTAATTTTTCGTTTGATTTTTGGCAATAATTGTAAACCGAAGCTTTCATTTAGTTTGTCAGCTAATCGTTTGCCATTTATAGAAATCTTAAATTCATCCGTAAACATTTGCTGTTTATCTTTGGCAATTTTTATACACTCATCCCAAAAGGAAATAATCTCCTTGTCTTTGTAATTAAGTTGCATTAAAGTGCTATTAATTTCGGTAATTCTTTCGTGAATATTCATAATTCAAAATTAAGTTTGCTTTCGTAAATAGTATAAATTTCTTCATTCTCAAAATCAAAATGTAAGTTGTTTTGAGATAACTGTTCTAAAAAGGATTGAATAATAAACAATTGATAAAAGCTATATCCTTTTTTCTCGTTTGCATTTCCGTAAATTAATTTAGGTCTTAATTCATTGGAGTCAATTAACCTATTAATAAATCCATAATCAACATCGCAAAAGTCTGCTATATTTTTAATTGTGTAAATCATATTTTTGAAATAAAATTGTTAAACGGATCAAACTCAAAAGCAAAGAACTCATCTTTGTCTAAATACCTAAAACTGTAAATCGTTCCATGCAATAGCATTTTATTCACCCATTGTGCGGGTTTAGTTCTTACAATTTGAACACCACTTAATCTAAATGGTCTGCCACTTTTTGATATTTGCGTATCAAAGTGGTTAATGTCAATCTTAAATCCCTGTACTGATAATGTATTCATATTTTTTAAATTAAAAACCCGCATATCAAAAGGTCGTCGTCTTTATCAATGCGGGAATTAAACAAATTTTTAATAGTAGCGACGACTCTACATATGCAAATATAAACAATTAATTATAATTTACATCATAATCAACCCAAATTTTACAATCAAAGCCTAAATCTTGTAATTGCTTAATTCTAATCTTCTGCAATTCGCTCAATTTTCCATTTGGCTTTTTAACTTCAATGAACATTGTTATTCCTTCTTTTAGGCACATCAAATCCGGGATGCCATTTTTATTTGTCTTAATTAATTTAACGCAGAGCCATCCCTCTTTTGTGAGTTGGTTTATTATTTTGCTCTGCCTTTTTGATTCCGAAATCTCGTTTAAATGTTTCATTGTTATAATCTTTTTTCTTAATTACTGATGCGTAAATCTTGCTTTCAATTCCATCTTTGCTAAATATCCAATAAACATCATTTACTTTTCTGTCCATTGTGGTTAAACGATCCCTGGACTGCCAATAACTTACCGCACTAAAATCAATATTATAGTAAACTAAATACTTTGCCTTTGCCAAACTGATTCCTTCCCGGCCACTTACAATTTGCAAGGCGATATTTTTATCAGTTGTGTTAAACTCCTCTAAATCGTTAGTCAATCTATTGCCAAAGATTGTTTTAAGTGCATTAAATTCCTCCACAAATTTGTAGAATATGGCTATCTTACTCCCTTCAAAATGTTTTTGGATAAACATTGCCTTGCTCAAGTCAATTACTTTACTTGTGCCATCCTCAAATTTGCAAGTTCCTGAATAGAGTTGATGAAGCTTCTGTTGTAACTTTACCGATGTATCAGCTAATATTAATTGGCCTTCTTTGTTTTGGACTACTAAATCTTTTTTTAGCTTATCAATTATTTTATAAGTAATGGCATCCATATCGCAATACAAAACGTTCTCATTTACCTGGGTACTAAATCCCGCCTCAACTTGCGTAAAAGTTAAAATGTAATATCTTATTAAATGCCAAAAGTCTTTTTTCCTTGCATCTGTGTAATCATTCACTTTGCCATGGCCTAAATGCTTTACTTTTACATTCACGTAATCATTTGCCCATTTGTAAAAAGTTGGTTGCGTAAACGGACTATAATTGCTCACCCAAAACTGATGATACCATTGGCTATAACTTTCAGCCGTTGGAGTGCCTGATAATAATATCATCGGCAAATTTCCGTACATTTTTTTGAATAGTTTGGCAGTTGCGTTTGGCTTTGGAAATGCACCAAATCGATGATGCTCATCATGAATGACTAAATCAAAATTGCATGAAATTTTATGTAAACTTTCATCATTTGCAATAGTTAATTTAAAGGTAAATTTTAAATTATCATAATCCGATTGCACTGAACTAAATGCTTTTAACTTTGTTAAGAATAAAACATTTTTAGCACCATAATTTTCAGCAGTTTGCAGAGCTGTAATTGTTTTGCCGGTTCTTACTTCCATCGCCAGGTAAACAATCTTTTTACGTTGCAGTATTTCAGCAGCTTCTTTTGAAAGTCTTATTTGATAGTTTCTTAATTCCATTAGAATAGCTTTTGTTGTGCTACGTGGTTATTTATTCTTTGTATTGCTTTGTCATAGTATTCTTTATCTAATTCACAAGCTGTTAATTCATATCCGTAATCGTGTGCTGCTATTGCTATTGAACCTGAACCTAAGTGAGTGTCAAGTATTTTATCGTTTTCTTTTGCGTATTTATCTAATATCCATTTATATAATACTATTGGCTTTTGAGTTGGGTGTATTGTTTGTTTTCCACTAAAAGGAACGTTATATATCACAGGTTGATTGTATCCAACGTTTTGACCTCTTTTAAATCCATCTTGTAATAAAGGAACTATTTTTAAAGGTTTTTTAAATGAAGTCCAAGCCAACTCCCCATCGCTTCTTGTTTCTAATACTTGTAATTTATTCCAAACTATCCAAGAATTTATTAAAGGTAAAGGAAAATAATTACCACCCCAAATAATTTGGTTTTTTGATACTCTAAATAATTCATCAAAATATTCTTTATTTGGAATTTCATTATCCCATTCTTTAGATTTTAAATCACTTCTTTTTATAATGCTATTTTTTCTTCCTTTCATTTTAGAACTTGAAACATTTTGTTTTCCTGCACCAATTCCATAAGGCGGGTCAACTATTGCCAAGTCAAAATAATTATCTGGATACCTTGCCATTAAAGCCATATTATCCTCGTTTGTTATTGTTATTTTATCTGTTACTTTCATAATTAAAACATTATATCATCGTTAATAATTTCTTCTTCACTTGTTTTAATTATAAACCATTGGAGGCCGTTGCTATTATCTGATATGTATTCATACTTCATAAAAGCACAATACTTTTGCACCCATAGGTTAAACTTCTTACGTGTGAGCCATTTTTTAAAGTCCTGATACTCCTCAATAAATTTATCAAAATACATTTTTTTATCAAGCCTTTCGTTTCTTGGAACATTATCTTTGTCTTTAATAAATTCGTAAAACTCCATACACGTTTCAGCGATGAATTTACGCATTTTAATATTTTTAGCGTTCTGTCTTATCAGTCCATTGTTTAAAAATAACTGCAAACATTTAACCATGTAATTATCAAATTTTTGAAAGTCAATCAAATCCCAATCATCAAATAGTTGTCTTTTAAACTCATCCTCCGGAGTTAAATCTTTTCCGTAATATTGAGCGATTTCTAATTCAAACCTTCTTCTATCATGGCTATTTCCTTCCCCTCTAATCGCATAATTTGTTGATATGATAAGTTTAGGACTTTCGTGAACATTTAGCTTAACAGCGTCTTTATTTTTGCGTTCTAAAGTCAACCCTTCAGTTACTAAACTAAACTTCTCCTCAAAATTGAAATTTTTAATTACATCGTCAAAGACTAAAATCTTTGTGTCTAAAGATACAGTCTGATATGGGAATGACTTTTTACCATCAAATAACTTACCATCAATTATACTTGTTTTTCTGATTTGGCTTATACCTTGAACAAACACACCTTTTCCTGTTCCGCCTTCAGGATTCTCGCTTATAACCTCATCATTTAATATAATCGCTTTGTTATTGCTTCTATTCTTATAAGTTGAGATTAAATAACCTAAAACACACTCCATTGGCATTGATTCATTATTAGAGATGTTATTAATGAATTGCTGATAATCATTTTCGTAATCATCTAATTCAATAAAATCCCTTTGAAGAATATGATCCTCCCAAATGTAAAAGTCAATATCAATGAAATCAATTAACTTAACTTCGTTTTTACAAACTTCAAGCACTCCATTTTGATATGCGATGTAAGATTTATATTTTGTATCAGTTAGCATTGTAAGTTCAACGCTTTCTAACATTAACAAAAAACCTTCAGTAAATAAATTTTGATATTTAGCGCAATAATTCCAAACTTCAAACTCCTTTTTTTCTAATAGATAATTTAAAACAAAGTCTTTTATTATCTCAACACTTGTTATTTTTACTTTATTGGAATGAATATAAACCCACGTTGGCTTTTGTGTATCATTAGGGTAATGCTTTTTAAAACCATTACGCTCCAAAAAAAACTTATATTTCAGAGAATCAATAGTAATCTTTTCTTTACCATTTTTTTCGTAAGTAATGAACCAAAAATCTTCGTGTTCTAATACTTCCTTTATTTCTTCAAAAGTATCCTCCGAAATACCATGCTTTTTTATAACAGCATCTTTACCTTTTTTTAAATCGCTTCTTACTTTGTCAATCCTTTGGTAATCCTCAAAGAACTTACTATCAAAATTTCTCTTTTTATATGCGCTTTTAATTGTAATCTTTGCTTCCGTTTCTGAAAAGTCTCCAATAACTACATTGTTTAAAATATATCCTTCAGCAGTATTTTGATTAATTCCATACTCGCAGAACATTCCAGCCAAATCAAATATAAAAGCATTTCGCTCACCTTCTCTAAAGTCTTTTTTCCAATCAAAGGCCATTATTTTTTCAATAATCTTTTCTTCATCCGTAATTGGAATCAAAGGGGATTTTTCAGAAACTTTATAGCCTTCATCAATTAACTTTGGATTGTAGATAGTAGCTTCTAAATTTAAAAAAGGCTTTGGATCATAACTTTCGTAACAAACCCTATCTATGTTGGAGCATCCTGCATCAAAATTGTCAAAGTTAAAATCATCGTAAAACTTTTTATAGTATTTTGGATGCGTTTCTTTTGTCGCCTGGGGTATTTTGACTACTACTTTCAATCCGTTTCCTGAAGGGGATGTAAATAATAAAATAACGTGAGGATTTTGCTCAAGCAAACTTCTTTGTTCAAGCATAATCTCATCGCTTTCATATTTGTCAAAATCTAAAACCATAAGACCGGAATGTTTTACACAAGAATTACTATTTCTTTGCGAAAATATCCCACTAAATAAAATGCAAGGCAAAGTCTTTTTAAATCTTTCGGCTTCCTCTTTTGTTTTAGAACTTCTAATTAAGTCAACAATATGTTTTGACTTACCTTTTACTAATCTATCATAGATTTTTATTAAATCAGCCTCGTAAGGTGTATCCTTTGTTTTTAATAGTTCTTTAAATACTGAAAATTTGTATTCCATAATATTACCAAGTTAAATTTTTTAATTGATTATTTAATTTATTGCCATCAATATGTTTTGCCTTTTGTTTTAATCTTAATGGATATATTCCAAAACTAAATAGAATTAGATTTGCCCATCCAATCCTTCTTGTTTTGCCTAATATTTGTAATTCAAAAAAATACCAAGTATTTTTTTTTTGAGGTTTTATAGCATCACCGCTACTATTATAAACCAAACCATTTTCAAAAACTTTGTAACCAAAATAATTTCTATATTCCATAATTATTTAAAATAAAAAATCCGATTTATCCACTGCCTCTTACCTCAGTTTCAAAATCGGATTAGTATAATGTCTTTTTTGTATGTAAGAGGTTCAGCAAATATATTAAAAAAATTTGAATAAAAAAATTTATTATAGCAAACATTAAATCTATTTCTATATAGGGTATTATAAAAATAAATTTTAAAATAACACCCCCTCCCTTAAAACGTAAAAAAATGTTTGCTATGTTTACTATTATATTATAAAGTCTTGATTTTATTGACTTTTTTAAGTAAACATTTTTAAACATTTTTTATTAAAATAAAAAAACCACCGGTTAAGGTGGTTTAATTAGTTGTGTTGAATGCTATTTAAAAATCTAAATCATCATCAGCTTCTTGCGATTCATTAAAGTCATTGGCTATGTCGCCATTTAAAACAACCTCAATATCGTTGACATCTTGTTTGACTAAATAGGTTTTAAGGTATGCCTCCAATGTATCAAAACAATCATCGGCCATGTTACACTCTTTATCCGTTAAAGACTTCTCAAACACAAAGTTTGGCATTGAATACTTAACAGCACCTTTTTTGCCATCTTTGGTATCTTTAACAATAACCCACTCATCAGCTAACCTGGAGCGAGTCTTTTGCGTAAAATCACCCCATTGTTGCGTGGCACTTCCTTTAAGCTGAATATTGGCCAATGATCCATCTTCAAGCATAATATAAATGCTTCTTGTATAATGGCCACCTGCTGCAACAATTTTATCTTTAATGTCTTTGTAAAGACCTTTGGCAATTTCATTTCCTTTGAATGGCTTTACAGTCATTTCTTCTTTTGAAATAAATTTAACCTCATTCGAATAAATACTGCTACTTGTGGCATCATTCCAACCTTTTACTGTATGTAGTTCGTCAAGAACTAAAAACTTAAAAGGTAATGGAATTTGAACGTTCTCTTGTTTCTCTTTGTCATAGTAAGAAAAACATTTGTCATTTGATTTCCACTCGATAAACTTTGTTGCGGGATTGCTTTGCGGTTGTGCAAAGGCTTGTTTGCGATTACTCATAATTTTTATATTTATTTGTGGTTTCAATAGAAGCTCGTGAAACCTTCGAGCTGTTAATTATGATATGCTAATATAATGTTTTTTTGTTTAATTACCAAGAGATAGCTAAAGTATCTTTTCGTGGTGATGTGCTTACTCGTGTTACTTCAATTCCATCATCATCATAAATGGTTGAATTAGACTTTAAAGCTACCTTCAGGAGCATTTCCCTCTCTGATAATTTTTCTTTGATTTCTGACCATTTAAAATCATCTTTATAGTTTATGGTTTCACCACCATTTCTAAACGTTCCTTTAAGGCCAAATGCCTCGAAGTTCTCCTGTGGCATTACATCTAAAATTTTAGCAGTAATTACATCCAAGGCCTCTTGCATTCTTTTAGCTTGTGCCAGGAGTTCATACTTGTCAACTTCACCACCATCTATAACATTTGTTATAAATGTATTGGCTGAAAATTGCACCTCTTTTTTGTTTGGAAGGAAGTTTGATGTTTCAATTTCTTGTTGACGCATCAATTCGTATAGATTCTTACTCATAAAATAGGTCTGATAAATTAGTTATTGAAAAGCTTTTGTTACTCGTGTTTAAAACCAATGTATATGCATCCGATATTGTCATCAGAGAATACAAATAATTATCTTCTAATGTTTTTACCAATCTTGCGTGGGAGTTTGGATAAATTTCTTTCATCACTTCCAACTGCTCTTTGTGTTCTTCTTTTAAATTTTCAAATAGTGTTTTCATAATAGTTTAAATAAAAAATCCCTTCCAATTCAAACGAGGTCAGTCGTAAGGTCAGAAGGGAATTAGTTATGTTTTGGTTTAGAGTTCTGACCAACTCGTTTGCAAATATAGTAATTTATAATTAATAAACAAATTTATTTTTTAATTCTAAATTCATCCAAATCTTTGTTCCATTTGATTCGCAATCTTTCACGCTCTTTACTTGGAACTGATATTGGCAAAACAACAGCCACATCTTCTATAAATGCTTTAGGTCTGCCTCCAAGGTTCTTTTCTTTTTTCATAGGTTCTCTATTTCTTGTTTAACATTTATCCAATATTTTTGTCTAATATTTGGAACTTCAAATTGTGTTTCATAAATCAATTCATCAACTGCTATTAATGCACAGCTTTTAGCCATTACATCATTACTGTAAAACTTTATTTCATCTAAAGGTGCTTCTTGATAAAATTTATCAACTAACTCTTTTGCCTTTTCTTTTGGTGTCATATTATTTTACCTTTTACGTTATCCAATTCGTTTTGTAGTTTCAATTTATAATTTGGCAATAATTTGCCTTTTGAGTTATACACTTCCTGAACACTTATTTCGTAAAGTATAAAATCACATTCACCTGTTTCCGGTGGATTAAAATAATTACCGGTGCATGGCTTACGATACACCTCAACCTCAACCTCAAAATCTACAACAGCAATAACATTGAAATCATTATCGTAAATCTCAAAGCCTTTGGAGTTAATATAGTAATCAAACCAATTATAGTTCTCATTACAAAAATCCTTTATCGATTCTAATATTAGCTTTTTCATAGTATAGATGTTAAAATTAGTAATCCAAAAAATAATACTGCTATTCCAATAGCGCATTTCAGTCCGGTCTTTAATACAAAGTCCAATTCTTTTTTTTCTTGTGGTGTCATTTTCTTGTAAATTCAATATTAAACAATCCGAAATCAAAACTTCGAGGCTCTACATAAGCCGGAAAGCGATAGTTGTATAATTCTTTTATTTCTGAAGCTCGTTTCTTAAAACTGCTCTTGTGTTTAGTTGGTTGCGATAAGTCTATTAAATCATAGTTTACATTGGCCATATCTATTCCAAGCGTAACGGCTTTGTTATAGAATTTTTGTTTTGCTCTGATACTCATAATAATTAATATAAAAATCGGGTTAAAAAATATACTGCAATAAATCCTATTGCGTAAACTTGGTACTTCTGTTTTGATAAAAATGTTTTCATAATTTTTGATTTAGTTGTTTAATAATGATTGTATTTTTTCAAAGTGGAATAAAATTTCTTTTGTTTTATATAATTCTAATTCTACTTGTGTTGATTGTGTTTTGTGAAGTTTTTTTCCTAATTCTAAAATTTTAACTTCTAATTTTTCGATTTGTTTTGTGATGTTTGAAAGTGTCATAATTTCTATTTGTTTGTTTCTTGAGTACAAATATAGTTATTTATAATAAACTACCAAACATTTTTCTAATTATTTTTTATATATCTTTGTTTTTATGAAGCAGCCAAGAGTTTTAATCCAAACTGAAGATGATCAGGAATATAGAAATTTCGATTTCGTTATCTCTGATGTCAATGGCTGTTATGTGATTGACAGCGAAACAATGTGCTTGGTTATAAAAGGAACTGATTTTATATTGGAGTTCAATGGCGAACTATATGATGAGGTTAAAAAGAATATAGCTATTAGAAACTTAATGGATAAAAACTAAATGCTTGAAGAATTAGCAAAGCGAGATAAAGATTGGCGCAAAATGGCTTTCCATATTTGTAAAAGCCATGATACCGCTGATGATA